ATACCTGCAGCAGTTCTACCTGTACCTGCAACACCAGTTTGTCCATGTGAATAAGATGGTATGCCTGTTGCATCATCGGCTAGTGACCTAGCTTTATCAAACATCATCATATTCTCAGTGCTTACATTTGGATACTTTGTTCCAAATAAGGCTTGCCCTGGAGCACCCCCCTGTCTTCTAAATACTTTTCCTGGAAATACTTGTAAGTCTTGTCCTGGGACTAAGTTAGTTTCATCAATCTCAAATACTAAATTACCTGACAACACAGCATTATCAACTGCCATTCTCATAAAACCATTCATAAGTGTTTGAGTATCTGACATATTCTCAGCCAGTCCTACACCAAAGAAACTATATGGGTTTAATTCAAACGGAGCCGCACAGTAAGGAATACGTTTAGGTGTAAATGGATTTACCACTAATCTAAGTATCTTATTATTACATACCCATACATTAACTTGTAAAGTATCTACATCTTCAAATTCTTTTGGTATATCTAATCCTGATGCTTCTGCCATAGTTTTATCTATGTTACCCCAGAACTCTAATACTTCAAATCTGTCTACATCATACTGAGTTTCATTATCTCTTAAGTCTGTTTCCCACCACTTACGTGTGTAATTGTATCCCATCTCAGCACATTCATCTACAGCTTCTGTGTCAAAGTAAGGTCTCTTCTTAAGATTACGTAACTCTGAGTAACTTAACTTGTGTCTTTCTATAACATATTCTGCTTCAGCCATATTGTTAGCATCATAGTCAGGATAAAAGTTCCATGTGGAAACTGATTCTACTCTTGGTACAGTTTGACTTTCTGGTGAATAATTGCCTTCTTCATCCCAATTAGCTTTTTCTTTATCAAAAGCAAAAGGTCCTTTGATTATTCCTGTACCAAATAGAGCCATCTCAAATGCCACAGTTCTTAAATGTTTAGAAGCATTTGATTCCTCTAACTGGTCAAGAATAGTCTTCTCCATTCTCTTAGCTGCTTTTTGTGCTGGGTAGTATGTCTGTGCAGTAGGAGTTAATCCTGTGCCTGATTTTAATTTTTCTTTTATACTTTCTAAATCATCCTCAAACGCACCTAGTTTCATATCTTGTAAAGATTCTTGCGTTGCCCCCTTTGGTAAATCCTGTCCATCTCCAGGGAAACCATATACATTATTTAATTCATCTAATGCATTGTCAGGTTCTTTAGGGTCAAAGTTTACAGATTCCGTAACGCCATCTGGAATACGAGTAGCTTCTACTCCTAACGGAAACCTTTGACCAGCAAATAAAACGTCAATAATTTGACCATAGGCAGCTAAAACTTTTGTTTTAGTTATCTTTATAAATACTTGAGATTTCTCTGTTTCAGTAAATTGAGTATCATTTGTGTATAACCCTCTATACTGTCTATACGAATTAAGCCATCTTTGTTCGTCATATAGTCTTGCGTCTTCTGCAGATTTAAATTTTTCATTAACATATGCTGCTAGTTCGTCCTTTGGGTCTTTAGGAACAAATACTAAATCTTCTATGTTTTCGTTTTCATTTTCCATGTTTAATATCCAAATACTCTATCTGCAGGAGTCCATGTTCTAGGCATCGCTGCTGGGTCATAGTCAAATATAGACTTAGCCCTTGGTCGGGTCATTATACCATATCTCAAAGCATCATACAAATGGTCTTCTGCTTTAGTGTCTACATCCTCAGAATTGCTTTTATCCAAAGGTATTATAGGTAGCTGTGCAATTAAATTAGTACAACTATTAAATATGGTTAGCCCTGCCTCTTCTGTAATATCATCTACTTGAAGTCTTCTGTGTATTTCGTTTTTACCTGCTACACGACTTCCCTTACTTCTGTCTGCTGGTCGCCAACGACAACCAACTGAAATCATTTGTTCCGCCAAGGAAGGACCCGTATCACCTCTTTTATGCCAACACGAGCTGTCGAGTACGCCATACGAGATTTGTCCATCACCTCTTTCCACATCCAAGATAGCAAACGCCAAATCTTTGGCTGTATATTTCGATACATACATTTCGCGGTAGACCACGAGTTGCTCAGTAGCTGGGTCAACTGCAAACCATAAGACTGCAGAATAGGAAGAGTATCCATAATCGCATGCCCTAAATTTTCTCCAGTTGTCTGGAATCGTAAATACATCCGTAACGTGGTATCGCCTATCGAACTCAGAAAAAGCCGCACCTTCTGCAACATCCCAACTTCCCTCCAATAATTGTCTACGTTGTGTCTCTGGTAAAGACAGCAACATGGCTTCGTAGTCTCCCTGCTCGTATAAAAAAGGATTATCCATTAATTTAGCAGGGATAAATCTTCTTCTAAACAAAGGCTGGTCAGACTTCGAATGGTGTTTGGGGTACTTTAATGTTTCCCCAGTCGTAATATCTGTCGCCCAAAACGGCTTACCCGCTGGAGCAGGGTCAATGAACATCTTTTTGACCCAGCCGTGCCCTGGTCCTCCAGGGTTTGTTGTCCCTCGCATGTAGACGGGGAGTGACGGGTCTGCAGTTCTAAGACGCGAACGCAAATAATCCCAAGCATATGGTGTCGGATACTGTGTTAATTCGTCAAAACCAATATAAGTGAATGCTTGTCCTTGGTATCTTAGAACGTCTTTCTCTTGTTCAAGATATGTCATCCAAATTCTAGCACCAGACGGGAAAGTCCATTGGCTCTTTTTCTCCATCCATTTAGCCCCAGGAAAAGCCTGAGGATACATTTCTTGAGATTTATGTATAATCTCCCTAAGTTCGTCATTTGTACGTCTTAATATAAGAGCGTTCATATTCGGGTTGTTGCAGTAACGTAGCGGGTCTACTATCAGACTATACGTCTTGCCACCCCCAGCTGCCCCTCCATATAATACTTCTCGTTCTGGAGCAGCTAAAAAGTTTGTTTGTGGTCCTGGATTTGGTTGGAATAATACTTCTTGAGTTGGTTCCTCCTGGACAGGATAAGTTTCAGGTAAACTCTCTGCAGCTTTCTCGGCAATGTCATTATCTTCTGTGCTCCTAGCTATCTTAGCTAATTTACGTTGTGCTATGTTTAAACGCACACGTGCAGACCTTTGTTGTTTCTTAGCTTTAACTAAGTCTTTTTCTTCTTTAGTTAAAGGCTTGGGCTTTGATGTTGCCTTCAGCTTGGGTCTTGGCGGTGCGGCTTTTTTGTTCAGCATGCCTTCGTCTATCTGTTTTGTCTGTCTTTATACGCTTCCATAATCCCATCGGAGTTATGCTACGTCCTGTGTATTCTGTGAGCCATCGTGCTACTTCTGGATATGAAGACTCTTTTAAGTAATCTTCTGCCATTGATAACGCTTCTAGTTGTTCGTCTACTGGCTCTAGTAAATGTGGGTCGATGCTATTTGCTTCGTATCCCCAAGGTATTGTTGGACCTTTTAGTGTCTTGTATCTATTGGTCGGATTCAGTTTCTGTGCTGGTGTCATCTGCTTTAGCTGGTAAAATAAATACGCCCATAGGTTTATCTGATGTGACGTTTAACTTCTCTACTTTAGATAATCCTACTCTATCTAATATCTGTTGAGAAGCGGCTAGTCTTTCTCTGTTACCAATAGCTGATGGGTCGTCTATGACACCTACCATTGATAATACAGCTTTGGGAGCATTGACTGCCATCTCTAATTCTGCTCTCTCTATTATATGCTTTCGCACTGAGTTAATAATATGATGTGGGTTAGTTGCTTCTGAGTATCCTGCAATCTTCATAGCCTTAGCGTGATTACCTTTAGCAGGACCAAACAAAGCATCTAAGAATTTATTTTGTAATTCTGTTAATTCTTTATGCACGAGGATTCTTCTTTCTAGCTGTTTTGGTTCTAGCAAAAGAACGATTTTTGCTCTTTGATTTTACAGATAATTTACTCTTCTTGTTATTCATAGGATTACCTGTGGTGTGATGTACGTCTTTGCCATCACCTTTGGTGACTAGCCCACGTTTCGCCATTATTGCTCGAGCTGCATTTCTTGAAGCTCTTCGCTTTTTCTGTTTTGGGTTTCCGTGGTATCTGTCGTACTCTTTTCTATAATTTCTTGTCATGCTTTTTTACGCGTTGTCTTTCTTTTTCTACCTGAAGCAGTGACAGACCATTTGACAGTCTTAGGACCTGTCTTCTTTTTAGCTTCCTGTTTACTTATTCTGCCTGCGACAGCCTTTGGTCTACAAGCAGGATATGGTCGTGATTTCTTTTCCTTGCCGGACCGACCACATTTTTTGCCAGTCTTTACATCACGCCAATCTTCTTTAAACCATTTAGTTAAGCCGCCCTTAGGTTTAGCCATTATGCGTATCCACCACCACGTTTCTTATATGTACGCACAAGCCAGGCATTTGCATAAGCACTTGGGTAAACTTTAAATTTACGTTTTGCTTCTGCCTTTACTGAGGCGTATAACTTTGGATTAGAGGGCTTTGCACCGCTTTTCTTTGCTTTCTTTTTTGCTGCCATTTGTAAGCTTCCTTTATTTCTTCTATTGTTCTACCACATCCTATGCAGATGTCGTCTTTTAATGTGCAAACACCGATGCACGGGGTTATAATCTTCCTGTCCATTTAGCTACGCCCCAAGCTAGTACCCCTGCAAAAAATACTATAAATATAAAAGCTACTCCATACCCCATATATTCCATTATCTCTGCTT